AATATTAAGTGGAGACACACACACATTAAGAACATAATCGAAAACAGAAAATTTGAGGCAGGGTTTTAATGAAGATAGGGATTACCGGATCGCGTTATGGTATGACAGAAAAACAAACAGTGGTGCTTGGTCATATGTTCCAGGCGTTCGAAGGATTGTTTGATCCGGTGATCATTGGTCATGGGGATTGTGTTGGCGTTGACGCGCAGGCACATGACCTTGCAGTCTCTCTTGGGTATCGCACAGAAGTTTTCCCTCCTCTGGAAGAAATAAGTAGAGCATGGAAACAAGGCGATATTCTACATGATCCAGAAGGTTATCTAAAAAGAGATCGCGCTATTGTTGAGTGGTGCGATGTTTTGTTTGGACTTCCAAACAAAGACACCGAAATATTTCGTTCTGGAACATGGTACACAATTCGGTATGGTTTGAAAGAACAAGAAAGAAGATCAATGGAAATCGAAGAAAGAGAGATTGAAATGGACGTTTGTGTAATACAACCCGCAGGTTTAATGATAAGCAATTCAGAAATTAAAGATCTCCTCTTGTCTGGTAAGTGGGGAGAGAATGGCGGACCAAGTTAAAGTCAGATTACTCAATAACTCTTTCATTAGATTTGTTGAATGCCCTCCTCATGTTGTTGAAGAACTAAACGAAAAGTTCACCTTCCAGTTAGAAGATTCCAAGTACATGGCGCGTGCCATGAAAAAGAAGAATAAGAAATCTACTTGGGACGGTTCAATCAGACTATTCAATCGCAAGAACGGCACTATTGGTGTTGGTCTGTTTGACGAGATTGAGCATCACTGTAAAACATATGGTTATAACCTTGTTCTTGAGGAAAGCGAGGAATATGGCGTTCCTGGTCAAAAGAATGATATTGACCAAGAACAACTGGTTGAGTGGTTGAAGAAACTTCCAAAACCTTTCCTCCCGCATGACTACCAATATCTTGCTCTGGTGCGAGCAATCAAAAACAAGCGCCAAACAATTATTTGTCCTACAGGTTCAGGCAAATCATTCATCATCTATATGATTATGATGTGTTGGCAAGCATTTCTTGGAAACTACAAATCTGGAAAAAGAACATTGATCATTTGTCCAACACAGGCGCTGGTGTTACAAATGAAAAGCGATCTGGATAGTTATGGGTTTCCTAATGATCTGATACAAGTTATCATGGGAGGACATGATAAAGAATTTAAGTCTCCTGTTGTTGTTTCAACATGGCAGTCAATCTATAAACTGCCCCGCGAGCACTTTGAGAGCATTGGAATTATTTTTGGCGACGAGTGTCATGGGTTTTCCGGAGACAGTCTAACAACCTTAATGAACAAGTGCGTCAACGCAGACTATCGCATTGGACTAACAGGAACACTCAACGGCACCAAGATTCATGAACTGCAAGTGAAGTCGTTGTTTGGTCCAGTTCACCAGATGGTCAAAACAAAAGAACTGCAGGAGCGCGGTATTCTTGCCCCACTGTCAATTACCGTTTTGGAACTGCAGTATCCCAAACAAATAAACAAGCATGTGGACAAGTTAAGGAAGTCTGGCAGGGGTGCAGAATCGTACAAGAACGAAATCGACTTTGTTATTGAGGACGAAAAACGAAGACAGTTTGTGGTGGACTTTTCTCTTGGGTTGGAAGGCAATACCTTGGTGTTGTTTAACTATGTAGAGAACCACGGCATTCCAATGTCAGAAATGTTTGCAGCAAAAACAGACGACTTCCATTTTGTATACGGCGGTGTTGATGCAGACGATAGAGAAGAAATCCGACAAATTGTAGACACAGAAAAGAACACAACTGTGCTTGCGAGTTATGGAACATTCTCAACAGGAATCAACATAAAAAACATTCACAACATTGTGTTTGCCTCGCCGACAAAATCAATTATTCGCGTTCTTCAATCAATAGGCAGAGGTCTTAGAATCTCCGAGCATGGCGCAGAAACAACAAGACTTTTTGATATAGCAGATCTATTATATTATAATAATAGATATGGTTATTGTATGAAACATGCAATAGATAGAATTAAAATTTATGACAGCGAAGAGTTCTCTGTCAAAAAAGAAAAGGTTGATTTGTATGCTTGATGTTAAGCAGTTTAAACTTTCTAACTCTAACGAGATTGTTTGTGAGGTGCTGTCCTGGCCAGACCCAAACAGATCTAAGGACAAAGACATTGTTGTTAGAAACGCCATACAAATTATCACAAGAGAAGCAAACACTGATTATGGTCCATCAAGATACTATTTGCTACGACCTTGGTTGATGTACCAAGAAACAAACGAAAACATTTCCATTCTTAATTCAGATCATGTGACCTCTGTTTCAGAACCCTCGGCGGAACTTTATGAGCAGTATGAAGAAGGGGTATACGAGATGCATGTTATCGCAAAACAAAGAAAGCAAGTGTATGCGAAAGAAAGAATGGAAAAGCAAAGAGAATATATGGAAAGGGTTGCTGAGTTTATGAAGGATTCTTTGGAGGGACCTTTAGATACAAGGGCAGATTCTTCAGAAAGCAATGTCATACAATTCCCAAATGGCGACGAGACATTACACTAATAACTACTTTCCCCATCAAATAACTGTTTTATTATAATGTTTTTTTATGCACAATTCAAGTTTGGAGTGATAAATGGAAAAAAAGAAAAACGAAAACAACTACTATGTTAACAACGCAGATTTTACAAAGGCAATTGTAGAATATGTGAGCGAGTGTAATGCGGCAAGCGAAGCAGGTAAACCTGTTCCTATTGTCACAAACTACATTGCACAATGTTTTCTCAATATTTCTGAAAATCTTTCTCGTAAGTCTAACTTTGGAAGATATACCTTCCGAGAAGAAATGGTAATGGATGGTGTTGAAGATTGCCTGCGAAGAATCCAGAACTATGATGTCAACACTCCAACCCGCACAGGCAAACCAAATCCCTTTGGATACTTCACTCAAATTATCTGGTGGGCGTTTGTTCGTCGAATCAAGAAAGAGAAGAAGCGACAAGAGGATCATCTAAGGTACATTTCTGAAACAGGAATCGACCAGTTAGTTCAAGAGGAACTTGAGTCCAACCCTGCATCTGCTGCAACCATGGCGTATGTGGAAGAACTCAGACAGAAGTTTGACACTTTCCAAGCAGAAAAAGAAGAAGAATCCAAAAAGAAAAAACGTAAAAAGAGAACAGTGAACGTAGATTCTGATCTGCGAGACTTTATTTGATTTTACAATCGTTTTAGCGTAAGATAATTCAACAACATTTTATTATGGAGAAGCGCGTTGCTTGTTGCTATTATCTCTGACACACATGCAGGATGCCGCCAAAGTTCTGATGTGTTTATTGAGCACCAAAGAAAATTTTATGAAGACTGTTTTTTCCCATACCTAGAAGAACACAACATCAAAAAGATTCTGCATCTTGGCGACTACTATGAAAGCAGAACATCTATAAACTTCAAGGCATTACACGCCAACAGGAAAATGTTTTTGGAACCTCTGCGCGAGCGCAAGATCCATATGGACATTATTCCTGGAAACCATGACACTTACTTCAAGAACACTAATGACCTCAATGCGCTGAAAGAACTGCTAGGTCACTATATGAATGAAGTTCGAATCATTGAAGATCCAACAGTGGTTGAATATGGCAGTCTGAAGATTGGTTTAATCCCATGGATAAACCCAGAGAACGAATCTAAAATACGAACCTTTGTTGATAACTGTTCCTGTGACTTTATTGGTGGACACTTTGAGTTTAATGGGTTTGAAATGCACGCAGGGATTTCTGCACCAGAGGGCATGGATCACCGTTTGTTCTCCCGCTTTGAACTGGTTATGTCTGGACATTACCACACCAAGTCTCGACAGGACAATGTAGTTTACTTTGGAAGTCAAATGGAGTTCACCTGGAGCGATTGCGACGACCCCAAATATTTCCATGTGCTGGATACAGAGACAAGAGAAATAACTGCAGTCAGAAACCCCTTCAATATCTTTGAGAAGGTTTACTATGACGATGAAGCAAAAAACCCAGCACTTATGGATGTCCGGCATCTCAATGGTAAGTTTGTCAAACTTGTAGTTGTCAATAAAACTGATATCAAAAAGTTTGATGGTCTTGTTGACAGAATCAATTCTGCTGGACCTCATGCACTAAACATCATTGAGAACTTTTCTGAGTACAAAGGGACAAGCGTCCAAGACGAAGATGTTTCCCTTGAAAGTCCAGAGAGTTTACTGTATAGTTATATAGATGCAACATCAACAACCCTTGATAAAGGTAAGATCAAATCTTTCATGCATGAGTTGATGGTTGAAGCGCAAACTTTAGAGGTTGAGTAACAAGTCTTGGTAAAGTTAGAAAAAATACGATTTAAGAATTTTCTCTCGTCTGGCAATAACTTCACAGAAATTGATCTGACGAAAACAAAAACCACACTGATGGTGGGAAGCAATGGTTCTGGTAAGAGCACACTGATTGATGCCATCTCATATGTTTTGTTTGGTAAGGCGCATCGCAAAATCAACAAGGCACAACTGATCAATTCTATCAACAAAAAAGACATGTTGGTTGAGATTGAGTTCCTGGTTGGCGATGTACAATACAAAGTTTCCCGTGGACAAAAACCCAACCGCTTTGAGATACTGAAAGATGGCGAGATACTTAACCAATCTTCTCATGCTAAAAAGTATCAGCGCATACTAGAACAGAACATTCT